TGTAAATGTACTTATTCCAGTAAATGTTGATACACCAGCAACTGTAAAGTTACCACCAACATTTAAACTCTTTTCTATACCTACACCACCTTCAAAGATAGCAGCACCTGTATCTTTAGTTGCTGAATCTGTAGCAATATTCCATCTCCAATCAGCACCTGTAACAGTAACTTGATCGGTTCCATTTTCATCATATTCTATCTTTGCATCTTTACTATCGCCAAATGTTAAAAATTTATCATCTGGGATAATAACTTCACCAGAACCATTTGTATTTAAATAAAGATCTCCATCAGTATTTGTAGTTGAGACGGTATTAGCGTCTAATTTTAAATTATCTACATTCCATTCATCTACTTTACGGTTTTGATCAAGAATAGGAACAAAACCTCTTGCAGCTGCAGTTGGGTTTGCCTGACCAGCAACTAAACCTGGTGCAATACTTAATAAGTCTGTATAATATCTACCACCAATTACTTGTACATTTCCACCATTATCACCAATAAAGACTCTATCACCTTTATTTGCTTGTGTTCCACTTCCGTCTAGAGTAGCACCTAATTCACCAAATGCTAGAGAACCTGGGGCAGTAGTTCCAGTCGATCTTTTTATTCGTATAATACTTGCCATTTCTAGAAGCTACCTCCGTTGATGTCCAAATTTTGTGCTGCTCCTGGAGTTAAGTCTAATGTAGCATCCCATTTCTGAGTACTAGCATTATAAACCAACACCATTCCATTTTGTGGGCTACCGATACTCACATCATTCAGACCAGCTAAAGTACCGCTAACATTTCCCGCTAATGAGGATGCAACCTTAATAGCGTTCTGTTGTCCAACTCTTACTTTAATATCTGCCATTATTTGGTCACTCCCTGCCTAACCATAACTGATCCTTCTACAACTCTGGTTACTTCTCCTACAGGATCTGTAATTAATACATCATACATATACCTACCTGGTGCAAGATCTCTAGTAACTGATGTACTAAGACCTACTCTAATTCTCCCTGATGCAGGAGATACAATAGTAGCTGTAAAATCAGTCTTTGTTGGTGCATCAGGATGCTTTCTCATTTGAGCTTGGATACTATATCCAGTCAAATCTGTAGCTGCATTAGATGATGTACTTTCCAAATTAAAAATTTGGGAAAAGGTTGTTCCAGTATTTACGGTTAGGTTACTTACGTAAACTGACATTTATAAAAATATTTTCAGGATCTAAAGTATATTTAGGCTAACACTAATTAGGATTATTAACTAATTCCTTAAGTAAGGACTTAATCTCGGTAATATCATCTTTTAATTTATCAATTTCTTCTTTTTGGGATCTTTTCAGATCCCTCATCTTGATATATTCATTATATCCCTGACTATCATGATTTATAATAGCACCAGAATCTTCATCTCTGTAAAGATTCGTGTGACCCTCAACTCTTATCATTATGCTAATGCAATAACTCTAAAGTCTTGGTATCTTGGTGCATATGCTTCATTGGATCCACTAGAAACTAACTTAATTTTAAATCCAGTAAATTCTACAAGATCATCACTAGTGAACTGATACTCTAAGAATTCATCATCTCTACTTGCAGGAACAAAGAAATCAGGATGACCTGTATTCTTAGCAGGATCAATAATCCTTTGACCTGTATCTCCAAAATCCCTTAGATTCTCATATCCAGGGAATAGTTCCCAAGATAGTTCAGCATCTGGAGTATCTTCTCTAATAAGTTGATAAAGTACTCTAAAGTCGGCAGAAGAGTTTCTATAAGCAGCAACTAATACCTTTAAGGAAGTTGCAGGATTCTTTAAATCAACTCTCCTTGTAATGTAAACTCCTGCATGAGGATCTCCAGAAGGATTGTCAGATTCACCATCTCTAATGTAATCAGTAATTGGACTATTAAGTCTACTTCTTTGATAAACTACAATACCATTCATTGTATCTAATACTGGAGATAAATTAGCATCAGTAGTATTAAATTGAACTGCAAGAGTCATTGACCTATTCTTAGGTAAGTCAGTTAAATGAGTTGTTTCATTAACCTCTGAGCAAACTATTCTAGGTGTAGTTAACGTATTTGGTTGATTTAAAGTGATATTTTCATATCCTTTATCTAGGAAAGAAACTTCACTTCCACTAGCACTTGTACCAGAGGTTGATCTCAATTGACTACTAATTGTAGTTGTATCACTAGGAGTTAATAAGTTAAACTGTGGAATAATTCTATTATATTGGAAATTCTGAGAAGCCCATATATCTCTTCCACCAAGATTTGCTTCATTATTAAAGCTTAACTGAGTATCCCCTGTAGCTAAATCAACTCTTGGAATTTTTATATGATACTTATCAATAGTTCTAGAATTGCTTACAGAAGCTGCTAATGTGTGAGTTCGATTGATTCTATCCAATCCAACACCATTTAACTCATACTTATATGCAATATCATTTGCATTATGAGTTCTTTCTATAGTACCTTCTACTCCTCTAGTTCCAATACCCAATTGATTGGTTCCAACACTATCGTAGAAAATAATTTCACTATTAATCTTAACGTACCCTTTATCAATATTTGCCTGACCATCAAAGTCAACAAATCCAGCAGTACTTGCAACAGAAATTATTTGATCACCAATATCCAAATTATCTGATAAAAGAACAGGAGGAGTATTTGGTTCAATATCTTGTAGTTGAACTACATTCTGATCGGCAGTCATACCGTGATTATAATGCTCAATCTCAAGAACATCACCAGAGTAAAGCTCATTGATTAAGGCAGAAGATACAACATCAGTACTACCTAATGCTACTCTATTACTACCAGAATAATAAACTAAATCTTGACCAGCAGTAAATTCTTCACCGTGAACATCTTTCAGGTAAATTGTATCCTGTGATGTTGTAGCTGTGATAGTTAATTCAGCACCAGTACCTTTTAATCCAGCAGATGAAGTAGTAAGACCTACAACATCACCAACGGCATAACCATTACCTGCTGCACCAAAAGCACTTATAGAGGCAACAACTCCACCTGAAACAACAACTGTTGCTTGTCCACCAGTACCATTACCAATTACATTATAAAGTGGAACATTAGAATATGTTGCATTATCATATCCAGAACCAGCATTGGTAACTGAACCTGTAGAAATAGGACCACCAACGCTTTCAATAATTCCAGTTGGACCAGTTCCTCCAGCAGAACCTTCACTAACCTTTGCACCAACACCCAAAGTAACAAGAGTTGCTGCATGAGTTGTAGCAGTATGTTGAACTCTTAATTTTCTAGGTAATGTCTTAATAGCATTACTCATCAATCTTGGTATAGATTGTGATCCAGAACCAAGATTTTGGTTATAGAAATAAGCAGTACCAGGTTGAGTTACAAACTGTGCCTTATAAAGTTTAAACTTAAGATCTTCAAATTGGCTTGGTGTCCAAATAGATCCATTTTGTGACTTAAATAAACTTCCACCAACATACTGACGAGTAACCATTACAGATTCTGCATTTGGTAAACTCTGAGTGTTTACAGTCCTTTCACCCATTTGAGCAATCCATGCTTCATAATTATTTGTTGTTGGAGCAAGAAGAACTATTGCATACTCAGTACGTGGTTCCAAATAAACAGGAGATGGGAAAGTTACTTTCGTTAAAACTTCTCCACTTGGATGCGTGTTAATTTGAGATGGATTTAAAGTAATACTAGCGTAATCCTGTACAACCTGAGTTGTAGGTGTACCTAATTCAACAGTTCTTATCTGAACTGTTATTCTCTCATTTGCATCTTTATTACCAAAATAAAGATCAACAGAAGTTAGGAATCCACCTGATTCATCAGTTGTAAATGACTGTGCAAGAGGGTCACAAGGCTCTGGTGGTGGGGGTGGTCTTCTTACAATAACTAAGGTATTTTTAAATGTTTCTACTATACCAGTAGCAGTATATGATGTTTCTCCACTACTAATCAACTTACTACCTCTTAAAGGTGTAGCATTTGTTGAACTAGATGTAAGTTTAAATGTCTTAGTACCTGTTCTCCATCTTAATGGTGGTGGAGGACTTGCTATTGGATCTCTGAACCAGAATGATCCCATTATATCACCATAAGTGTCACAGACCAATCTAACATCAGTTACTGTTGCTTCAGCACCACTAGTTCTTCCTAATATAACAACTCCAGTACCAGTTGGAATATAACCCCAATAAGAACCTCTTGCCTCATCAGTTAGTGAAGCAATGTCTATGTTTAGAACAGTAGAGGACGCTGAATAAGCAGTTCCTAATGAAGTTGAAGTATTATATGGGTTAGCATTAAAAGTGTCTTCAGGGGTATTAATATTTCCTTCTTTATGGTCTGGTTGAGCAATTCTCATTACTCCTGCCTGAGTACCATCAGGAGCATAAATCTCTACAACTTCACCCTTAACAAATGTTCCATTTGTCATAGAAATTTCGACAAGTTTTGGAACTATGTCAATTCCACTAGTACTATCAAGGAAAGGATAGTGTCTAGCAACAGGTCTAAATGCTCTTCCAACAAATGCAACGTTTCTTGATCTAATATGAGTATCAGGAAGACTACTGGTCTTAATAGATTCAACAAAGCTTCCTATAACTGTTCCCCTAGTGTTGGTCTGTGGAACACTAGCAACAGCTCTCGCTGCTGATCTGAATAAACCACCAGCCCAACGATTACCCCCATTAGAAGATCCACTAGATCCACCACTACCACTTCTAACTACTGCTGCTGCTCCAAGACCAAACACCGATCCTCTTGGTGGTTCTGTATTTCTCCTTGCGTTAATACTATTGGTAACTGCTGCCATTCCACCTGCAACCATCCCAAACACTCCTGCTCTTTGCCTTGGAAGAGCATTACCAGTTTGTACTCGTTGACCACCATCAGTTTGTACAGTTCTAACCCAAGTATCAGTAGATGGACTTAATTGAATAATTCCAGTAAATTCAACCATATTAAATGGGTTAACATTCTCTACTCTAGATGCTAATGGTTGTTCAATCCAATCAACTTCAGTATAATCAAGAGTAAGTAGATCACCAGTTTTTCTAACATTAGTATCTACTAATGGTAAGTTTGTTGAAAAATCAGCAGTTTCAGTATTAATATCAGGTCTTAATGCTAACTCAGGTTTAAGTGAATAAAAATCTAATGGTACATTTAATTCCTTAGTCTCTGTATTAATATCAGATTTACAATCAGGATTTCCCCTATCCATTAAATTAGTATCTTTAAAGTCATCTACAAAGAATCCAGTCTTAAATCTAGATAATCCATCAGCATCTTGAACTTGTAAAGTCTTTGTATCAAGTTCCAATAGACTCAACGAAGTAACTACTTCTAAATTATCAATTCTATCCTCTAAATCACCAATATCTCTCATTGTATATCTTATATTATCAACAAGATTTATCATCGCATCTTGTGGATCATAAAGGTATGCAGGAAGCGTAACCGTTGCAATTGTCATTGCATTTTCAATATTTGGTGGTTCCTGTGGATCAGAAGAAGAAGTTCCTTTAATTACAGAAAGATTTCCAAGAGTATCTAACATTACCTTATCAATTCTTGGTAGGTAATATGTGTATCCTATTAATGAACTTTCATTTGGAGAAACAATAAATGCTGAGTTGACATTTCCAGATGCTCCAAAATTTCTTTGAGCATCTACAAATGGACATGTAGTAGTAGAACTAGTTGGTACTACTCTTGGTCTAAAGTCTAAAGTATCTGATGATCTTAATCCATTTGGTAAATAAGGAATATCATTTTGGAATCTTTCTGCATTATAAGATTCTACTGTATAAACATCACCAGTATCACCAGCAGGAACAACAAAACTATTAAAGATTATACTTAAAGTCTTACATGGTGCTGGGAAATTTGCTCTTCTTACTAGTCTAGAGTAATCATAGAATTCTTCTCTTTGACCTTTATCTAAGGCAAACCTATCAGTAATATTTAAGAAACTTCCTACTGTTATATTTTGTAGATTAGTACTAATATTTGATTCGGAGAAAGTGGTAAGTTCTCCTATTACAAATTTCATAGGAGTTAGGTAAGCAATCTCAATAGTAGTTGCATTAATTCTTCCAGTTATTTGTGCTACTGCTCCACTAGTTGAACCAGTAACTCTTTCACCAATAATAGCAGCAGTATTTAAATTAAGACCACTAACGAATACTAATCTATCTAATATTGGCTTTGCAGTATCTATTGACTCATATACACCAACTATATTTGCCACATCTGGAAGACCTAATGAGATTTCCTTATCTTCAATTCTTATACCATAATTTAGATTAAGAGGTAATCCACTACCTACTGTATTAACACCTACAGAAGTATGTAATATATCCTTTCTTTGACTTCTAACGAAATCTTTCTTCTTACTCTTAATACCTTGTTTCTTAACAGTAGTATTAACTACAACATTAGTCTGATTAGTTGCTAAACCATTAATAGTAAATGATTGTCCATCTGCACCTAATACAAATTGACTTGAATCAATTACACCTTGAGAACCATTAGAATATATTACACTATATCTTTCAGCATCAAATGATTCAAAGAAAGCACTAGATATACCAGTAGCAGTGATATTAACACTTAATACACCACTACCATTAGTGCTTTCACCTGTAACTTGACTTCCAATTATTAAATTAGAATTATCTAAACTTACATCAGATACATCAAACTGAGCTAACGGTGCATATAGACCCTTAGTATTATTAAGACCAACTCTTGCCACACCTAAAACAAATGAAGGTGCTTCATATCCAGTAATTGGTGCTAATGTACCATCACATACACCAGTTATATTAGGACAACTAGCAAGAGTTACTGAATTTAGATCTGCAGCAACTGCAGAAATCCTATTAAATGTAGGTACTGTTGCAGCAGGTTTTATATACTTAATGATTGTTCCTTCTTTAACACCACTCCAATTTTTTCCAGCTACAGTAGCAGCAGCACCAGTTATACTAATATTATTAACAACATTAAATTGTTCTGGTAACCAATTCTCAAGAACAGTATCTGCTACAAAATCAGCAGCGTATCCAGAAATAGAACTAGTATCTTGGTAAACTGATTTAATATCATTAATACCATATGCAGTTGCAGCAGTTAATGATACTGTAACTGATGGATCTTCATTAATTATTATCTGCTCACCTCTAACAAATGTACCAGAAACTTGTGTAAGTTCTTGTGTAGTACCTCCACCACCTTGATTGTGTGCATATCCAGTTGCACCACTACTTACACCTCTAACAAAAGCACCAGCTGGCAACTGAGTATTAGATAATGCTATATTAGTTGTAACTATTGACCATAACTGAAGATCATAAACATAAAGATCAAACTGAGTAGAATCATTAGTATATTGACTATCAGTTAAATTACATGTATAAACTTTTGCTTGACCTATTTGAGTTCCTGTCCCTGCAGTGTCAGAAGCAGATCTTTGATCAAATAAACTAACTACAGATGCTGAGTTAGTACCAGTTGCTTGAGGTGCTCCAAAAACATTATTAAGTCTCAATCTTGTACCAAAATCATAAGAAACTAAAGAACTATCTACAGTTTGCTTATCTCTTGGTTTTTCTACATCTAATACAGTAGTTCCAATCTTTTCACTATCATATCCTTTAACGTATGCCTTTCCTGCAGACACCTTAACTGCCATTAAATCATCAGTTGGTGTATTTCCTTGTTCTGTTACTTGAGTTGATCTAAAGACACCCTCATTAGAAACACCATCATTCAATGAATTAGCAATTTCTACTTCAAATGGCTTTACAGAATAATTTCCAGATTCATCAAAAGTTCTTTGAGCAAAGTAATCTTTAATTATTGAATATTGTGATTTATTTTGTAATTTCTTAATTTCTCCACCATCTAATCTAACTAATTCTACAAAACTAGTATCATTTTGATCAGATAGATTCTTTTTAATTAGAGTGGTTGTAATCTTAAACCTATCAGCACCTGGTGCTGCAAAGTTTGAGAACCCTCTAGCATTATCATATAATTGAGAATCTTCCTTAGCAGTAATAATATCTTCCCGTATATCCAGACCAACTCTATAAGAAGGTGAATTTGAATATGGATCTAAAACTAACTTATCACTGGAAACATCAACAAAAGTTCCACGAATAAAGTATACACCTGCACCAATTGCAACCGCACATCCAGTAGATGAAGCATCAGCATCGATAAGAGTTGCTACAGAATCTCCTGCATTTATAGGAGTATTTCCATAAACAAAGGATTCTTCAACTAATAAATTTTCTCCATTATTTAATGTGTCTATTGTATTATCTTCTCCAGACTCAACATACTTAACAAAAAGTGTAAAATGTGTTATTTCTGAAGTATCTCCTGCTACCTTATAGTCATCAACAGTTACAACAATACCAGTATCTTCTCCCTTTAATCTTTTACCTTTTAATTTATCAGCATATAATGCTACAGGTATCCCTAAATGTTCATCGGTTATCTTAATCGAATAATATTGTCCATCATAGTTAATATTACCAGGGATCACCATTGATCCTTCTTTAAAGATATGACTACCGAAAGACTCTATTTGATTCTGTAACTGTGACTGAAGAGTCGTTAACTCTCTAGCCTGAACAGGTTGTCCTGGTTTAAATAATACCTTGTAAAAATTATCTTCCTTATTAAAATCGTCGTAATAAGGATTTATATTTAAATTCGTCTTTTGTGGCATTTTACTTTAGAATTCCAAGATGATCTTAACGTCTTCTTTTTGTCGAGAGTTTCTGGTGATAGTAGGTCTATTGTCTAGATAGATTATTTCACCTGACCCTTTATTTATCTCAGGACTTGCGAGTCCATTTGTGAAGTTAACTCCGAGAGGTATAAGTTTGTTACCTGTTGGGTTTGTACTAATTCCAGTGAAATTAGTATCAACGGATCCTTGGAATCCACTTCCAGGTGCAACTATGTTATTTGCTGAAGATTCAAAAGATAAAACCTTAGCTTCTGTAGTAACCCCAACATAATCTGTTTGATCTAAAGTTGTTTGATTAAAATACAATGACCTATCTTGGTAGTATTTTAATACTTTAGTATCTGTACTATAGGATACTATATATCCTTCTGCAGTACCTTCACTTACAGTTTGTTGGATTTTTTCACCAATAGTGGGACTTCCACTTGATGTTGATAATTTAACTGAATTTACTGATGAATATTGATTGTCAGTAAATGTAGTTGCTGATCCAGTTACAGTTGGATTCTTTACAATTCCAATCTGTGCAAACTTAGTATCAACTGGGAAATCTCTAGTAGAATCATCAAATCTAGCATAAATTAGAATCTTATCGGTTCCCAATTCTTTATATAAATCAAATCCATGACCCTTTGATGGTGGGATAATTGGAATCAATTTAGCATAATTGCCAGCAGAAACTGCAGAGTTTCCAATTGGTCCTAAATCAACCATTCCAAAACTATAGTCTTTACCACCAGCAGAAACAATAGTTTTAGTTATCTGACCAGCACTATTAGTATCTAAAACAACTTTAGCACCAGTACCATCACCTACAACATCAACTTCCTTACCTACAACATTCTGTGAATAACCAGAACCTTGTTGATCTACATATATTTTCTTAATTTGATTATTATTTAAATCAGAATCACCATTCTCCCTAACAGATTGTATTTGTACATCAGTTGAAGTAGACCAATTATTAGGAACAGAAATATATTCTGTAGAATCAAATTTTATAATATCACTAGGAGGAACTGTAAAAAGATACTTCCAAATATATCCATCACCACTCTCACCTGCTCTTGATGGTTCCAAATCTGTGAATAATGGTTCATCTTGTGAAGCATTACCAGTTGTACTTATTCCAGTAGCACCATTATCAATACAAATATAAACATCATAATTCTTATTCATTACATAATAAGTTGAATCATATAATCTTGCAGAACGTGTAATGGGTGAAAGATTTGTAATACTGTAATCATGACGATACATTTCATATCTTGATCCCTGAGTCCAATTGACTCTTTTCACCAACCTTCTAATATTAGCACTTGTTACTTTCTTACCAAACATCATGGTGTTACCAACATGATTCATATTATTGAAATTATCTACAGGATTGGGAGTGTTTGTATCCCATGTAGATGTTCTCCCAAAACCAACGTTGGTTGGGTTATCAAGACCTAGAAAGACGTAATAAGAATTTGTAGAGTTTTCTACTGTCTCTACAAAATTATTAGCATTCAGTATTCTAAATTGATCTGTTACGATAGCAGCCATATTATCAGCTTTTTTCTGTATTTATACTAGCCAAGATCCTTTCTCGCAGCACCAGTGCTTCTGAGTCCGTAATCTCTTCTTTGGATTGTTGGATAAGTAGACAATCCTGATGTAATCCGACCTGTTACACCAATAGAAACTGGATCAGTAGATCTACTGAATCCTGATAATCTTCCCCAAGAGAATCCACCAATTGCACTTCCTATTCCAACAGAAGTACTAATTCCAGTACTGGTAATTCCAGTATCAACATTACAGGTAATAATACCAACACCTGCATTGAATGCACTTACGATGTAGATATTATCCACACAAGTTGTTCCAACTCCAACAACTGCAGCATTGTTACTATTGACTGATGTTACACCGTGACCGACTTGAGTATCGAAGATGTAAATTGGATATCCAACTTGAAGATCTGTATCACTAGTATTAGGATTACCTGCAGTATCTCTAGTGATATTAAACTTAATTGCGAGATCATGGGATCCTATTCCATCAGTTACTGCAATTCCAGTAATAGTACCATCATATCCCTGCATTGTTGTAATTGTATCAATATCTTCCTTAGTCCATGATGGGAAAGGAGCTATTACTTGAGGAGGAGCAGTAACTGTATATCCAATACCACCGTTTGTTATAGTAGTACCAGTTATTATTCCGTTTGTAATAGTTGCTGTTGCAGTAGCAGTTGTTCCTACCCCAACTCCAATAGCATGAGGTGCAGATATTGAAATAGAAGTTGTTGCTCCTACATATCCACTACCACCACTTGTTATTGTTAATGTAGATATTGTTCCTCCAGCACCTACTGTTGCAGTTAATCCTGCAGCAACTGGAGTCTCTCCACTAACAATTAGTCCACCAACACTATTAATTGTAAGAGAACCAAAATCTTGTTCATATCTGAAGAATTTTCCATTATCAACAAATAATTGAGTGTCAGTTGTAGTTAAATCTCCAATTATTCTAGATGTTGGATATACTAATGATTCTATAGAATCTCTTGACTTATAAACAATATCACCACCGACTTTTTTATCAACCTTCTGCTTAGTCCAGTTTGCTGGTTTGAAATTGACTTCATCAATACCTACTCCACCATATAGATTGGTTTCTACCTTATCTGATGCAGCAACAGAGTAAATTGTTCTTGGATCTTGAGTAGTTGTTATACCAGCAGTTGCATACTTAGATACTTGTAAAACATCTCCATCCTTAATTGTTGGGAATAATGATGAACCCGCACCAACTAATACACTGTCAATCCCATTTGTTCCTTTATAGAAGAATATTGAGATATTATCTTCAGGACCAGGTGGAGTCATGAATACAAAGGAAGTTCCTCCATCAAAAGTATAAGAATCGCCAGGATCTTGAACTACTCCATTTACAAATACTAGTAATAATGAATTAAGATCAATTAAAGAAGAATTTTGATCGTTAGGATCAATCTCAAAACTTAATAAAGAACTATTATAATATAATGGGAATCTGGTTCTTGCTCCATCCTGAAGATCCTTAATAGAATCAATATAATCAAATTCACCCATATTCCAAGAAGAGAATTGATCGTTGTATGTGTCAAGAACAGTAAGTTCAAAATCATCCATAGCAGAAGTATTACGGAATCTTGATGTAACCAATCCAACTGGTTTAAATACATCTCCTTCTCTGAAATTATATCCATAATTGTGAATATTAAATCCAGTAACAGTGAATGATGTAGATCCAATACCTACTGTATTAGCACCACCAACAGCAACAGATAATTTAACACCTGTTCCAGTATCAGTAGTAGAACCAATACCTCTTCTAGAAACACCAGTTATTCCAAGATTTGAATAAGATGGAGAATCTACAAATATCTTTGGATTTACATAATCAGCACCAACACCAGTAATAGCAAATTTTAATGCCCCACCAGTTCCTTTAGGTGCTTTACCAACATTAACAGAAATTGTGTTTGCAGCAGGTGTTGTAATTGCTAAGTTTATAAGTCCATCTATAGGATCACCAACTCTAGGATATGAATGATTGCTATTATGATTATCTTGAGCACAAGTAAATGTGAGAGAAGATGTCTTAATACCAATAGTATCACTAGCACTTAAACCATGATTAGCAGTGGTTGTTACAACTAAAATACCAGTTTCTGGATTATAAGTCGCAGCATTAACATTAAGTGGTGTAGTACCCCAAGCATTTGGTATTATCGCACCTGTTGCTGTACCACCAACGTAATTGTGGGTATTATCTACTACGGTTGCTGTTACTACAGCACCAGTTCCTGCACCTCCACCAGATCCAACACCAACTGAGAGTGTATCTGTATCAATTACAGTAATTGGTAGGTTTGTAGAACCACCAGCAGGGTCAGTTGATCTTGGATAAGTATGATTAGTCTGATAATTATCTCTAGAACAAGTAAATGTAAGAGAATTATCTACAATCTGTACATTACCACTGCTTCTACCGTGACTTGGAATAGTTAAAGTAAGTGTTCCAGTGTGAGATTCATATACTGCATTTGTTGGTGTAAATGGACCACCTGTACCAGTAACAGCACCTGTAGCAGCACTTACAAACTTATGCTCATATGCAATATCAGTAACACCTACAGATACTGGATTTCTATATCCAGAACCCCATTCTAAATCAGCGTGATACTCATAAACAGTACCTGCACCAACATATGTGTGTGGAATAGTACTTACACCAACATTTGCGGTAAATGTTCTAGTAGAAAGAATACCACTAATTGGGAATGATCTATCTGCGTAAGCATCTGGGAAGAATGTTGTGGTTATACCAGTATGATCTCCACCAAAGTTAATAGCAGGGTTTGAAGCACTTACGAATTGGTGAATAGCAGTTGTTCCAACACCAACATTAACTGTAAGTGTATTAGCACTAGTTGCTGTAATATAAGCAGTTACACCATTACCAACAGGGTCAGTAGCACCACGAGGATATGTGTGATTAGAACCGTAATTATCCTGATTACACTTAAAGGTTAGTGAATTATTATTAAATGTAATTCCACTACCTACTGGTCTATTATGAGATCCAACAGTTAATACTAAATCACCAGTAGTTTGATTATAAACAGCATTTGATACATTAAGAGATCCAGCACAAGTAAATTCTAATCCAGATAGTTTAATTGGTTCATTTACTTCTTTAAACTCATGAGTTGTTGAAGTTGTAATTTCAACTTCTCCTGTAGTATTATTATATGATGCTGTGGTAATTCCATAAGTCTTACCAGTTGTAGGAATACCACAAATACCAATTATACTACCATTTGTATTAACAGTTGGTTTTACTTTTGCTCCAGATAGAGGTGCAATACCTAATCCACCAGTAGATCCTAGAGATACAATTACACCTCCTCTTGGAAGTTGGTTTTGATTAACATTATCTTCATCAATAATCAGTGAACCATTGCTAGATGTAATACCTGTAAATGAAATTTTCGTTGATGAAGCAGATCCAACATATTCATAATTATTATTAGCATTGTTAGTTGTGGAAGGATCTTGGAATATTCCATTCATAAGAACAATGCTACTTCCAGTTGTAATTCCAGTAGTATTAGCACCACCAACAGTTACTCTATAAGTTTGACCTATACCAGTAAATGAATCAGAAATATCATCAAAAATTGCGTTTGTACTATAATTCTTTCTAAGATATACTCTTCCATTAAATGTTGCTCTTGGGAATTCAAGATTTGAAGAATTCCTTGCTGTTGTATTTTTACCAACAAGAGATTCTGTAAAGTGAACCTTATTTCCAATCATATTATACGATCCACCATAGACTCTAGTAGAAGCACTAGCACTATGTGATGTTGCAGAAGATCCAACAAATCCTCTTTCTACTTCTATTACATTTACATTGCCATTATTGGTTATTGGTCCAACTGAAGTTGTTCCAAGACCAACATTAGTCACTTTCATATATTCATCATCTATCTTCACAATACTATTTGTTGCAATAGATGTGATACCAGCAACGCCAAATATAGTTGCAGAATTGTTTAATGCATATGATAAGGTCGTATTTACTGGAGTAAATGCAAGTGGAGATTGAACTACACCATCAATTGAAATTAAACTCTTTTCAAGTTTCTTACTCATTTCTAATTCATGAGAATTACCAGAACCAGCAGATGTATATGTTTTTCCTAATCCAGCATCAGCTTCTGCTAAAGATAAAGCAAGTTTAAACTTATCCTTATTAACTCTAATTGCATACACATCTGTAGGCATATCACCAGCAGTAAGAGTTCCAATACCTGTAATAGCACCACCTAAGAAAGTATCATTTGGTGTATAAATTAACTTTTCACCAGTCTCGAAGAAATGATCCTGAATAGTAAATACACCAGTTACTAGATTCAATACTGCTGAATCTGAAGGATCAAATTTCTTCTCAAAAATTGGTATTCCACTATGATTAATCTCAAAGTCAGTTCTATTAACTCTTGTTCCATTAATTGCATTATATTGAATAAGTTTCAATGAATCGGTAACTGTTCCATACTGCAAATCTGGAGGAATATTAACTAAATCACTATCAGTATAAATTGCTTCATTGAAACTCTGAATTTGTAAACTTCCAGAACTAAATTTAGCATCTGGATGGAAAACTAAATTCCAATTTGATCCACTATACTCTGAAGTAAATGTACCAATTCCAGAAGTACTTCCAATAGATAAGAATGGATATGTAGTAACTTTACTGTCAGTACCATCGTGTGCCATCATTACCTGATGCATTGCACTAGTATTTCCAGTAGATACCCTTACAAAACTCTTAACAGTTGATATCCTATTCTTTTCTAATTGAATAACAGCAGTAGTACCCAATCCAACTGGATTTTCATAATTTGTCTCAAAATTAACAGTTCTTTCAGTTCCATCAGATTGACCTGTTTTCTTGAATCTATATGTTCCTATTCCAGCAGCAGTTGTTCCAATACCAATAATTCTTGTTCTAACATCAACCTGATTAGAAGTATTATTCTCATAAGTTAAAGACAATATATTAGAACTAATAGTAGAAGTAAATGTTCCTATAAAATTAGATATAGATCCATCTTCAGAATCAGTATAATACTCTCCAGTATAAACATTTGTTCCATCATGAGTTAAATATAACTCAACATAATTTGATTGAGTTGTTACCTTATCAACAACTTCAATAGAGGCAAAATAAGCATCTATATCAGTAGTATTATCTTGAATAATTAATTGAGAAGTTCCAGCACTTACTAATTTGTTTATACCTGTTAAATCAACAAATCCAACTGATTGAGTTCCAATTCCCGAAAGATCAGTATTAAATGAACTCTTAAAGATCTTAATATCATAATCATTATCGTAAATATTATCAGGAGTAAATTTAAGTGAAATATTATCAGCAGAGTCCATTTCTGCTTTTAATTCACCCAATTCTGAAGGTGTGCTATGAACTTTTGCTCTTTCTATAGTAAATACATCATTTTCATCCTTAAAGAGAACAATATCAGATATTTGAATATTACCAGTATTTGGATCTCTAACTTGAACTAAGAAATTGGCATAATCATCATCAAGTGGCAATTCTGCATATGGATCTAATGTAGCTTCAGAATTAGAGAATAATGGACTTATATTGTCTATTTCCAGAACCCTATTAGTCTTACATTCGATATATGGAGATAATTTTGTATTTAAGAACTTTAAGAACTTAGATTTACCACTAGCAGTATCAACATCGACTGTAAGATCAAAGTTATTAATAGTATCTACTCTTTTTTCTTCTAATAAATCAACTGCAATTACAAAATCTTCTGTAGCAGCAGTTACACCAGCATTAACACTAGATGTTATACCTACATCAGCAAAATTCTTAAGTCCACTAGTATGAAGAAGACGATTTACTGGGTTTATTAATGTTTCATATGTTATAGGACTCTTAACAGTGTAAGATAAATTCTGATAATAATCATTATCGGGTAATAATTGATAGTCTTCATTCAACTTACCAATATTATCACTCCATCCCTGATCCTGTCTTAATGAGTAATTAATCTCAAACTGTGCCTTATTAAGATCTACAGTATTAACAGTTGCAATAGTTCCACTATTAACACCCTTTATCAATTGACCAATAACTAAATTAAATGCACCAGGTGTATCTTCATTTACTTTAATAGAATCAGCATTAGATTCAGTTACAGTAAGATCAACTTCTACATAATCAGTTCCAATTAAAGCTAATAATTTTTCACCTAAATCAAAATCAGATCTTGCTTGTGTTACTGTAAATGTTGGATAATCACTAATGCTTATAATATTAGCGTATGAATTTTGAGTTGTTTTTGCAACACCAGGATTAGTAGCAATTCCAGATAGATTATATTCTAATTCTGCTGGATTTGTATTACTAAATGTTGTTATTTCAAAGAACTTATACCCATTATCTGGTGAATTAAATCCATTACCACCAGTAATAGTATTATCTGTATACTGCTGAATTCCTTCCACAAATATCTTTTCACCAGCAGCAAATGGTGCTGTACTAAATCCTAAAACTGGTGTAGTTAAAGTACAAGTTACAATTCCAGTTGAAGGATTATATTCTGCCTTAGAAACTGAAAGACCATTACTATTGTCTACAGGGTAAACCTTATGCTCAACTGAAGTCAATCCTTTAGGTTCTAAAATAACATTAACACCAGAAATAGATGAAGAACCTTGATTTATAAAAGCCTCTAAGTATCCATTTGTTATTTTTTCGCCAGTATCAGGATTAACAAGATCTATATTAGGAACACTAGTATAATCTGAACCACCATCCAATACTTGAACTGCAGTTAACTTAGTATTATCAATTACAGAAACTATAGGAGGAACAAATGCTTCTGGAGTTAATGTGGGATCTGATGAATATTCATATCCTGGATCAAGAATTCTAACATCATCAATTCTATTAATATTCTTAGATTGAGGTAAAACATTAGCATTAATACCTTCTGTTGATGCTATACTTACAAATGATGGCAATTTCTTATATCCTGCTCCACCATAATTAAGTTGTAATCTATCAACACCACCTCTAGCAGTTAACGAATTAGTTGTATATTCTAATGTTGATGTATTTGTTTGTGAGTAAGTAAGAGATTCTGGTATTTCTTTTAACGATACGCTAAATTCTGTTACACCAATACCATATACTTCGTAAGTGCCATTATAGTCACTACCACCATATTTGATATTTGTATAATTAGAAACGTCTGTATCTGATGTACTAATAAATCCAGATTTTTGTACATTATAGAATAAACTCTTTGGATTTATATTTGAATAATTTAGAGTTAATGTTGCTGTAGTTGTAACACCTACTGTTCCTACTCCAGTTACCGTAAAACTATCTGTTTTTCCAGTTGAAACAAATTCATTCTTATATTCATTATCGTGGAATAATTTAAAGTCATATCCAGATAAAGAAGGATGAGATACATCAAAAACAAGATTATTATTCTCAAGAACCGAAATTCTTGGATTAACTAATGAAAATTCATGTTTAGCAGAACCACCACCATTACTTGTAATATCTTTAATTAGAGGTGGAACACTAAAAGCATCTAATCTTGTATCACATAATTTGAAATCATTATTACCTTGATTATAAACATAATATGTTCTCTTATCTGTCAATCCACCAGCAACAGAGGGAGAAGTATAATAAACCTTATCACCTGTTTTATATCCATGAGAAGTAAGAGTAAATTGATTAAGACCAACATTAACACCTGATGAATTAGTTGAAATTGGATTAATTAGAACAGTTTCATTTAATTCATCATATCTAACATCAATTGATACTGATGTTCCAATACCAACTGATTGATCTGGTTTAACATTGAATGAAATTTCATCACCCTTTAATAATCCATGTGCTGTTGAAACTCCTACGGTTGCAGTAATTTGCTGAAGGTTTCCTGTTATTTGAGTAAAGTTTGACTCTAATGAATATCTAAAATCACTACTTCCAACTCTATTACCATTACTAATAAATGCAACACCAGAGGTATTAGTTGTTAATCCAACCTGAGTTGCAATTCCAATATAATCTGGTGATTTATTAATAACATAAACTGTTTGACTATTTCCATTTGCTGGATCAGGAAGAAGCCATCTAGTTGCATCTTCATCAGTAGTTACTGTTAATGCATATCCAGCAGCAGGTTTCCTAAGAACTACCTCTTGAGCAGTCTTAAATGGATGATTAGGTAGGTAAATGCTATAATTTGGAATATCAACAACTTCAGATACTTCACCTCTGGTATAGAGTGTTGTTGTACCTACACCTACAGCAGTTCCAAGACCGATTGATTGATGTGGGTTAAAGTATTCTACATCATCTATTTTAGAGTCAAAATAGGGGGTTTCAACTGGGATAGTAAGATAACTAGGAACTAAATCAACAAATGATGATGATGTATGTGCTGCTCCAGCAACTCCTCTTTGTACTCTTATAATACTTCTAGTATTAAATGTTTTAAGGACTTTAAGTTTCTCTGTTCCTATAGTAATACTACTACCGACAGAAATCTGTTCTGGAATAGTAGAAACATAGATATCAGTTACAATTCCAGTTGCTGCAGAAGTAGGAACATCTTGGAAAAGAACAGTTCTTACAGTTGTTACTCCAATTCTATGAGTACCTGCAAGATTCTTAATAGTAAATGTTGAGGTATCACCTAATGTTCCTTCGGTTCTTATACCACTAATAGCAATATTTTCATTAGTAATTAATGGATGAGATGTTGAAATATAAGCAGATACTTCATTTGAATTCTTCCAAATAAAAATAGGATCATTATAGTTTTTAATTTCAGTATCAATATTATTAATATCTTTACCTTTTATTCTAACAATTTGAGCACTTAATCCACCACCAGATGTACCAGTATTATCAAATCTAAGAGCGTCACCCATCTTATAACCACTACCAGATGCAACAATCTGGAAAGAATCTATATTTCCTTTTGTTGTACCTTCAATAATTGAAGTTTGATCAATAATTTCGTTAGATTCAATAATAAAATCATTATCAGCATATGGATCAGATACTTTGTATGGATAAGTGTTTCTTATCAAATTATGTGCTTTAAAGTCAAAATCTCTTTGATTGATAGAGTAATTCTCTTCAACTACATTTGATCTAAACTTATCACCAATAAAATATGGAAATCTTGCTAACCGAGTATCAGTTGTTATACCAGCAAAGTATGCATATATTCCATTAGGAAATTCTGGAGTTCTACCATATCTACCATTATATTCATCCAAATCACCACTACCATCAAACTCATAATCTTCTACAAAGAATCCAGAACCAAATGAGGAAATTGCAGGTCTATCTTCTATTTTAGAAGTATTAGCAACATATCCTGCTTCTAATATTCTTATTCCAGAGTTCTCATCTTTACCGTCATTATAACCATATGGACCATAAATTGGATTTCCATCATATGCCCATCCTATAATTGGAGAGTGCTTAAGTCCATTATCACTATAAACATCATTACCAATAGCAGTGGAATATCCAACAAATGAATACTCTAATTGATCAGTAGTTTCTATTAAAGATTCATTTCCATATCTAGAGAAATTATTAACAGTCAATCCTCTAATAGATGGTTCTATTTTTACATTTTTTCCTGGAGATACTACGTTAATAGAAACTTTATCTTGTTGATATTTACTTCCTGGATCAACTATTATTACATCAGTTATCTTTCCACCAGTAACTACTGCCCTTAATTTACCACCAAGTCCAGTTCCAATACCAACTAAACTTAAATCTGGTGCAGCAGTATACTCCTTACCACCATTTTGGATTTCAACATATGTTACCTTTCCATCAGTAATAATTGGTTTTAATTCTGCTTCTTTTCCAGTTTTAACTGTTATTGTTGCTGTTTTTTCAAGATTTAGAACCTCAGATCCATACCCAGTTCCTTTCTCATAAAGATAAGCATCTACAATTGGACCTCTAACAAGAGGAGTTGCAGTTATAACACCTACATTTGTATTGGCAAGTTCATACTTAATATCTAATTTAATATTAGGATATTTGAAAACTTGATATCCAGTTCCTTTATCAGTAAATTTAATATAATTATTTCTTACATAATTTGAAGTTATTGTTCCACCAAGTCCAGCGTTACTAAGTCTAAACTTATCATCTGTTATTTTAATGACTTGATAGAAATTACTTGTAGTTGTTATTCCAGTATATTTTACTAATTCTGATATTTTAGTTGGTATAGTAGACCCAACACCAACAGCAGTATCATATACAATCTTATCACCTTCATTAAATCCGTGATTAACAAAATTAATCATAGATGTAATAGTATTAATACCAATAGGTTTTACCTTAAGTTCTCTATTTTGATATCCACTTCCAGGATTAATTACTCTAATATCTTTTAATGTATTTTCTTCATTAAAAACTTTAAATCTATGAGTACCACTCTTACCTACAGTAGTAAATCCTACTGTATTGATACCTGCATTGTAATCAGAAAGAGTTTCATATAACTTGATAGTGAGTGCATTAACAATCTGTGGATAATATACTGCATTATCAATTAATGTTTTACTTTGATCTAAATTAGAACCAAAAAATGATCCAATACCAACTGCTGGATTATTATCTCTAAAGTAAGAAATTGGTTGTGCATTAGAAAGATTATGAGAATCTAAGAATGTTAAAGTATCAGTATTAATATTAATACCACCAGCATTAGTATGTAATCTGGCATCAAAGAATATTTCTCTCTTTCTTTTACCAATAACTGGTGCTAAAATAGCACCTTCACCATTTCCACCAGCAATAGTAACAGATATAACCTTATCAATATCAAAATTCTGCGGATCTACTAGAACATCAGTCACAGTACCATTCATTACTGGGTGAACTAAAGCAGTAGTTCCAGTTCCAGGAGATGACACTGAAAGATTTGGTGGATTTAGTGCATCATATCCAGAACCAGTGTTAAATATCTTAACATTTTCTATTGGACCATAGAATATTTTATTATCAGACTTATAATTGGTAATTTCAACACCATTAACAAGCATTCCAGTTGTACCTGGATTGGTTTTAGTACCTTTTCCGTTTTTGAGGTTTGTATTTAATGGGAATTTCTTAAGTAATTTCTGAGCACCAATCTTCTTATTACGAGAACTAACTAAAGTGAATGTATGGGTTCCAGAACCAGCAGAGAGTACATTAAATTTTACACAATCACCTATAGGTATGAATGATCTAGAAGTGTATAATCTTATTTGGTTTGCGTTAGTTAATACTTCAACATAGTAGACACCTGTAGATAATCCAGGCATTTCTGTTGATTGTGCCTCATAATAAACCTCATCACCAGTAATAAATGGTAAATTCGAGGGGAAGGATAATATAGAATAATTTAATGTTGCATTACTATATCCCTGAAGATAATATGTTGGTGCGACAGATGTTGCTTCAGGAAGAACACCTTTTGCAAGAGATGTTGTAATGTCATATGCAGGTAATGAGTTTGATGCAACATAAAAATCAGTATCTGCTTTATTATAGACATTTGATACATCACTTGTTAATGTATAATTTCCAAATTCAATATCTTCTGCAGAACTAAAAGCTCTCTTTAATTTTCTTCTTAAATCATATTCTTCTCCTGCTGCAGGTAAAGATGCTTGTCCAGATGCAAGAACTAAGTTGTCTATATCAACTGATCCTGTTGATGGTGTTATATTTCCTACTACACCAGTAGCAACAATTATCTCACTATCTCTCAATAATATCTCTAATTCATCATCAATTTTAATACTAGACTTATCAATATCTCTAGTAAATAAAACTGCAGTTGAACCTGTTATATTGTCTATTCTAAACCTAGAAGAGGTGTTGTATATCCAAGTATTAACAAAAATTTCCTTTTTAGTCTTATCACTATCTGGATTAAGTATCTTTTCACCAACATTCTTAACAGTAATTTTTTCTCCTACTGAAGATAATTTAATATCAGAAACAGGAACAAATTTTGATAGAACCCCAGTAATTCTAAATTCTACCCTTTTAGTTACATCACCACCTTCATAACCAAAATATACTTCATCTGATCTTAAATCATCAGAAACTTTGATTGGATCAGTGATATTACTACAACCAAAAAACTGGTTAATAGACTTACTACTATAACTAACTGATGTGTTAACACCACAAATAACAGTTCCAGTAGCACCAAATCCTATTGTAGAATCTACAGTAATAACAGAAGACCCAACAGATACAGGGTTTATAACCTTTGTTTTACCTGTAATGTTAAATGTACCTTCAATAAGGTCTACATCATTAAATCCAACAAATAAACCTAATTTATAATAGGTTTTACCATTTCTAGTAAAAGGTTCAACTTCAGATATAGATGCTCTTGTAGCACTATCAGTAGACTTAACGATAGTTTGTCCTACTAATGCGTTAACATCGCCTGAAATGACCTCTGCAAGCACCAATTCACGTCTAATGAACTCTGCAGCAGATGGTTTAAGTAGATACTGTTCAAGGTCAACTACCTTTGGAGTAACATTATATAATATGTTAAAGAGTATTCTAAATGATTCTTCGGTACCTTTTGATTGATATAATGAATGAGATTCTTTTATAAAATTACTAACATCCAAATTTGATACAAATTCAGTATCTTCTAATCCAGGAGTAAGTGCTGCTTTTGTCTTTTTATAGAATTCTTTTAAAAATAAGGCACTTAAATTATTTACAGTTGCTCCAGAAGAGTGAATTGTTGCTGAAGTATCACTAAAAACAAGTTCCCCAGGATTATCTTCTGAATGATATGTCGTAATTCCACTAAATCCACGAACACAACCAATAAAACTATTAGTTGTTATACCAGTATAAGTAAAAACTTCATCATCAATCTTAAATAATCCATACTCAGATGGAAAACCTTTAGTGGTTGCAACATCAACAGTTGTTGCAGATACATCAATTCCAGTAGAAAGAGTAGTTTCTGCTACTATAACTTCAGGAGTTAGATTATCTAACCTTAAATATTGATCTAAATTGTCGGTAATATCAATATTACCACCCTGATATTCTTGAGAAATATAGTATTGCTTTAAAAAATCAACAGCCTTTGGACTCTCTGATATTAAGAACTCAGGGAGTTGATTGTCTATTATTTGCTGTACTTGGACTCTCTTGTCAAATCCTGTAGTTATCATCCTCTTGTTAATGCTCCGTTTGTATAACTTGACGTAACTTTAAATCCAACACCAGATATTTTCTCGCCAGAAGTTATAGTGTCTTTAACCATATTTATTGTAGTATTTGACATGTCAAAATTGAGGTATAAATCTGTCAGACCTATAACATCATTTGACTCTGGGAATGCCTGAACCTCAACAATATTGTTTGGTTTAGATGTAGATACAATATTAATAGTCGATAGGATAATTTCGCCCTTATTATAATCTACTGTTCCTGCAGATTTAACAACAACAATCTCAGTATCTGTCCTTGTATCCTTTTTAATTACAGATAATGTTCCCATTCCACTACCATCTAAATCACCTTTATAATCTTTATTGGGAATATCCGTTAGATATACCGTACTAGACTGATTTACAATCTTAAATCCAGTACTCTTAATATTCTTTCCTGCAACATCAATGTGGAATTGATTACCAAAACATAATTCATACTGTGCAAATGAATTAGTAAGTGCCTTTAAGTTTCTTCTAATTTTAACTTTTGTAATATTAGATGTTATAGCAGTATCAATATTATCAATTACATTCAATACTTTACTATACTTAAACCGTCCACCAAACTTATTAATGTCTTTTGAAGCAGAGTAAGTCGTTAAAGCATCACTAATTCTAGTCTGTAATGCAGTTGGTGTAGTTGTTTGTGCTGGATTATAATAAACATATGAATCTAATTCCACATATAGTAGTTTTAGATCTAAAATTTTCTGGTTTATACCAGCTAGAGAGTATTGCTTTAAGTCTTCTAATATCTTTCGTTTATCAAAGTCAGATACAAATTCACCATTTTTTGGTTTAATTGTAAGTAAAACAGTACCAAATTCAGGTGGATCCAACTCTTCACCACCAACAACTGATACAGACTCTGTATTTGGATATACTTGTTGGATTATAGATTCATAATCTCTGCCTGTAACCGCCCTGTATTGCGATGAATACAGTCTAGGAGCAAAGTACTTAACCGAATCAATAGACTCAATATTGCCGCCATTAGAGGCAGATGAGACAGTTGTGATTAATGGTGTAGAAGATGGTGATAATTTCTGTTTAACAGAGTTTGAAACACTACCACCCCATGAGAATAATGCAGGTCCATTACCATCTATTCCATCAGTAATAATGTAAGATACTGTAATAATTGCATCATTTTCTAATTTTTTACCAAAAATACCATCACCAAACAGTAATTCATACTTTTCATCTTGAATTTCTTGAATTAAGTAGGTTTCTGAGATAGAATTTATGTTTAATATGTTATCAACTCGTTTATATTCTCTTCCAATACCTGTATCTGCAGAACCTTTAACATAAACACGTATTGTTGATGTGTCAATAAAGGAATTATTGAGTATAAATGTCTGATCTAATGATCCATCTACAGTAAATGTCTTACTTAAGTAAGTTCCTTGGTAAACTACAATAGGATTTGTCTGTGATCCAAAGGTTGCAACACCAGAATTAATGGTTGTTGTAATACTTTCTGGTATAGAGAATACATATGAACTATTATTTTGAGCACCAACGCACACTAAACCTGCTTCTAGGGTCATTGTAGGGGATGAACTAGAAGTTGCTACATTAAAAGTAATCTCTGCCTGTGCAGCAGTCCTAGATTTGGGTACATATCCTATATTTCTTGCTAATGAAACAACATTTTCCCTTAATGTTGCCGAATCCAAGAAGGATTCATTAACAATCATATTAGAGTTAAATGCTGTAATGTAAGTATTATATGCTAACGTGTCAATTAATACTGAAAAATTAGACCCTTCATAGTCAAAATCCGTAAAATCGGAGTTTGCACGGATATAATCCTTAATAGAGGTCTTTATTTGATCGAAATCAAGATTTGTAAACTTAGTAAATGGCATATTCTACCTTGTTGCTTCTAACATGAATGTGAATTCTTGAGTTGGAACGTCTTCTCCAACGATTTCAAAGAATACTGTAACCTCAAATTCATTTCTATCAGGTCTTGGGATACATTCAACCTGAATATTATCAATTCTAGGTTCAAAATTCTCCAAAGTGGTGATAACTTCTTCCTTAATAGTGGATGCAGTACCATAATCAACAAAATCAAAGAGGGAATTAGTAACATATGACCCCAAAATAGGGTTAAAGAACCTTTCAGTAGGTATAGTTTGCACTAAATTCCGTACCGACTTCTTAATAGCGTTTTCGTTCTTTAGGACTGTTAGATCCTTGGTTACTGGATGAGCACTAAATGACAAACTAATGTCTTTAAATGATCTTGATATCCTCTTAACAGACATATTAATGCGTTTTCTTGATCTATTTATGTTAAGTTTTCAGAATTTATATCATCATGTGCAATTTCTTGGATTACACGCCTTTTTTCTTCCTTAATTTCATCAGATTCGGTGTCTTCAGCACCCCAAACAGTCCGTAAGTCTTCTTTATTCATTATTTTAGTCCAATAATTGTTATTTATACCCATTAAAAAAGACCCCGAAGGGTCTATCTTAATTACTTAGCAAGTAAAGGACAAGATGGTGCGTCTGCCCATCCTCCTTGTTTTAACCACGCTTCAAAATGGGGATTCGCCCAAGCATCACTTATATTATACGATGGTTGAATAACTTCCCTAATATAACGTCTATTCTCTTTAGAGATTAATTCGACATCAGAAAGTCTTTTACCTTCAAGACTACTAACTCTATTATTAATACCACCTAAGTACCAAACAGATGCTGCTGCTTGTGCTGCTAAGAAGGTAATAACAGCAACGGGCATTTTAAAGTCCTTCATTTGCCCTGCCCTCTAGTTCTTTTACGAGCCGAGTTACGGGATGTTGCCGAGTATTTCGAGTGTTTTCCGTTTCCTTGTCGAGACTTTTTCGGACGTGATTCAACATAAGTATCACCCGATAGTCCTGTTCTTACTTTAGCCATCAGTCTTCCTCACAATGTTTTTCTACAAGTTCCTGAATAACCTCACTAAACGCATTACGTAGTTCATATTCAATGTCACTCTTGTCTTTCTTCAACCTAGTGATTGTTATAGGTGGAAGATCAAGTGTTGCAGTTATTTCCCATAGACCTAAATCTTTGTTCTTAACTGTCTTTATATCAAGCATTTGGTTGCCTCTTTGTTGTAAATGTAATACTGTCTGGATGTGGAGTACCTGTCTGATAGAACTCATCTGCCAGTTCTTCCATAAGATCCAGATATTCCATCTCTGAAATATCAATGAATTTTACTTCGTTATCGATACTAACAGTATACACATCCATTTGATAACCTCTATGTAATAAGAATTAGATAACTCTCATTTTCTCGTGTCCTACTCTAATACGTGGATCACACCAGATTTCAAAACCTGCTTCCTTTGCATCTAAGCAGAAAGAAACATCCTCTCCACACATATCCTGTACTGCACCTGATTCAAAGATTTGCATCTTAGGAGCAAACCAAGGATACTTCATTTCTGAATGTTCCCATATACCGTGCTTAATCAATAACCATCCAAAACCTGCATAATCAACAGTAAATGGTTTACGTCTCTTACTGATACTCTCAATAGTTTCGTGATTCATCACTCCACCATTACCTTTAAAGTCATCTTCATCTAACCAATGAGCAACAGATGTAGTCTTTCCATCCTCTGTACAATACCAACCAGAAGCAATATCCTGATCCATTAATACTAATTGCCAGAACTTCTCTGCATTGAATACAATATCACTATCAATCCATAACTGATAATCATATTTTAATCTACCATCCCAAGGTATTTGATCAGGACCACGTAAAACATTTGCTCCAAGACACTTACATCTTGCAAAGTTTACCATAGAACTATAGTCCTGTGAGATCTGAATGCTTGCACCATTCTGTACTAAGTCAAAACAAAGTTGTACAAAATTCTTTAAGTATGTGTATGATACCCCTCTACCAGGTAAACAGAATACTACTGTCTTCCCTTTAATCATCTCTTTTGCCTTAGCATAATCCCATTCTGGTTCTTTCTTAGTAGTCTTGGGAGTATTTGCTTTGACAGTAAATCCTTTAGCCATAATGTCTTGTAATTACCATTCAATTATACATCAGATTATCTATACTGTCAATAAGAAGGATCAATATAATTTTCATTCGGTTCTTCCCCTATTTCTGAGTATGTTAAGTCTTCTGTAAAGTAAGATTTATAGATTCTTCTCCATATAATATTAAACTCCCATTCATTTAAATTCTTGAATAAACAATTATCTTGTAGATAAATGTGATAAGTCTTATTAGTCTTGACCACTTTAACGTTCCTCTAAGAATATATCTCCTTCGTCTATTCTAAAATTTAAATCAGTTCCTTCATACCAACCATATTCGTTTATTATCCATTCAGGTATCACTGTTTTATATTCACCTGTTATAGGGTCGATCTCTATGGACGTAAAATTTTCTGCGGGATTTTTTTTCATAAGAATGGAAATCAAACGACCTTTCTGCGATTATATAGTACCAGCAATTTTTTTATGATTTGAATATATACAGGTCGATCTGGGTCGTTTATAGCTTAGGGGTACCTATCGGAATTAATAAACGGACCATAAAAAACGGGCATCACTGCCCGATCACGAACGCATCACCCCAACGGATGAGTGCCTAAGCACCCACCCCCATATTGAAATTAGCGTGGGAGAATACCTCACGGTCTACCAATTTATATTCCCAAGCGTTGCCATATATCACATATCCTTCACAGTCTATTTCATCATCACCGATAAATGCCCCAACCTCTGAATCAATTTCAATTAAACGCATTGCATCTTCTTTTATGCTGGCAACCAACTTCCAAAGTCTAACCAACTGATAGTTTGCGAACAGTTCAGGGATGATCTCATCACCGTCACGGATAAAAGCGTTTAGATCTTTCTTTAACTGTGCCGCCCCCTTCTTATCTTCAAATTCTACCAACTG